GCCGACGTCGACGAGGGCGCGCATGGCGTCGCGCTCGACGACTATCAAGTCACCTATGCGCTGGAGTTTGGCCACGTAATCGGCTGGTGCCGGCACCTGGTCGTGGCCGGGAAGCGCCCGCATCGCACGCCGGACCTAGACAGCATCTGGTTCTTGGCAATCACCCTCGGTTTCGTTGGCCGCTTGAACGACTGCCTAATCTGGGAAGACGCATTGGCGCCAGGCGGCACCGCCATCAACGTGCTGCAACCGCTGCACTTGCATCCGTGCGAGACGTTGCAATGACTAACAGCGCGCCGCTCATAACCAAGTATCGGCCGCAGAAGTTTTCCGAAGTCATCGGCCACGAGGAGATGATCGCCGCGCTGCAGCGCGCGCTCGGCAGCCCGAGCCACCCGCATTCGTATCTGTTCACCGGCGCCAGCGGCGTCGGCAAGACCACCTTGGCCCGGATCATCGGCAATTCCTTGCCGGCCGAAATCGTCGAACTCGACGCGGCATCCAATTCCGGGATCGAGGCCATGCGGGCGCTGGTCGAGCTGGGCGCGCACAAGCCGCTCTCCGGCTCGGCCCGCCGCATGTTCATCATCGACGAGGCGCACGCCTTGTCGAAGGCCGCTTGGCAAGCGACCTTGAAACTGCTCGAAGAACCGCCGCCGCACCTGTATTTGGCACTGTGCACGACCGAATTGCACAAAGTGCCGGAGACGGTGATCACCCGCTGCTTCCACGTGGCCCTGCGCGCGCTGAAGCCGGCCGACATCGAGGCGCTGCTCGGGGTCGTCGCCGAGCTGGAGGGCTGGGAAGTTGCCGACGACGTGATGGCGGCTGTCGTGCAAGCGGCGACCGGGCAGCCGCGCAAGGCGCTCAGCATCTTGCAAGCCGTGCACGATGCGCCGTCGCGCGACGAAGTGCGCCGGATCATCGCCTTGATCGATGCCAGCGAGCCGCTGATCGAATTGGCACAATTCTTGCTGCGCGGCGGCAGTGACTGGAATGTTATCCGGCGCCAATTGGAGCGTATTGACGACGACGACTTCGAGCATGCAACTGTCCATCTCGGTCGGTATTTAGCAAGCGCGATGCTGCGCAGCGAAGCCGAGCAACAAGCTCGGCGCGCTTGGACGCTGTTGGACGCCTTACTGTTTCCAACTGTCAGCCTCGACCGCAAAGCATCGTTCTATGCGGCCATCGGCCGGGTCTTATGGCAAAAGGAATGACGGCATGCTGTCCGACGCGTATGCCCGGCTAAAAGCCAGGCTGAGCATCGACCCGATGCGCCTTGACGACGAGCTGATCGAACTGCCGGCGCTGCTGATGGAAGCCAACGAAGCGGCGGCCGAAGCGGTGAACATGCGGGAAGTGGCGAAGAACGAATTGGCGATGCAGCAAGCCCTGATCGCCGACCGGCTGCGGCGCGAGCCAGGCGACGGCAAGAAGAAATCCGAGACCCAGATCAGCAGCGAGATCGCGCTGTCGCCCGAGTATCACGAAGCGCTCGACCGGGTGGAGCAAGCCAAGCACGAAGCGGCGCTCTGGCTCGGGCTGGTCGATGGCTTCAAGACCAAAGCCTCGGCGCTGAAATCGGTCGCCGACCTGATCGTTTCCGGCTATCTGGCGCCGAACGCGGCCTACAACGCCCGCCGCAACGAGCTGAAGCAGAAGCGCGTCGCCCTGCGCCTGCCGGTGGACGCGCGCGCATGACCGTGACCTGGGCAAACATTTTTTCCGGCCTGATCCTGTTCGTGCTGTCGATGCTTGCGGTATATATATATGCACGGCTTGCGTCGGCCGCTTACTTTCGCTCGCGCGAAGACAGTCTCCGACGGCAACAGCGGTGCACGTCGCTGAACCACGAACCCGGAGAGTGAATTGGCTAAATTCAAATATCGCGCGCGCGATGAGAGCCAGTGGGAGAGACGCGCCAACCAGAAGGGCTCAGGGCAGACGGGCATCATTCTGGCTGATTACCAAATATACCAGCCAAAGAAGGGCGATAACTGGGTAAGAATATTGCCGCCGACCTGGGACGACCCCGATCACTACGGCATCGATGTTTACGTGCATTATGGCATCGGGCCAGACCGGGCCTCGGTGCTGTGCTTGCAAAACATGCGCGACCAGCCGTGCCCGCTGTGCGAAGCGCGCGGCCGGGCCGAGCGCGCCGGCGACGAAGACCTGGTTGGCCAACTGAAGCCATCGAAGCGCGTGTTGGTCTGGGTCCTCGACCGCAAAGACGAGCAGAAGGGGCCGCAGGTCTGGGCGATGCCTTGGACCTTGGATCGTGACATCTGCAAGATCAGCCGCGACAAGCGCACCGGCGAAGTGTTCATGGTCGACCACCCCGACGAAGGCTACGACATCACCTTCGAGCGCGAGGGCGAGCCGCCGGCCGTGAAATATGTCGGGCTGCAGCTGTCGCGGCGCCCGTCTTCGGTGCCGCAAGAGGCGCTCGACTATGTCGAGCAGCATCCGGTGCATGAGACCCTGTCCTGGCGCGACTACGACGACGTGAAGGCGCTGTATGAGGGGGCGACTGGGCAGCGCGACGACGACGCGCCGAAGCAGGGCAAGCCCGAGGCGCCTCGGCAGCACACCGAAGACGACGACAACCCGCTGCCCGACGCCGAGGACGACGACGACGCGCCTGGCGCTGGCGAAGCCGAGCAGAAGCTGCCGCCAGCACCGAAGCCGGTTGCCCGCCCGAAAGTGGTTGCCGAGCGCAACGAAGCACCGGCGGCTAACGTGGCGCGCGCCAAGCCAGCGGGCGGCGGCGAGCGCGCCGCGGCGCTGCGGGCCGCGTTCGGCGGTCGGCGATGACCGAGCGCGTCGCGCTGAAGGCCGACCCGCGCTTCGTCAGCTCGGGCAGTTTCCTGCTTGATCTGGTGTTAGGCGGCGGCTGGGCGCGCGGCCGCGTGGTCAATGTCGTAGGCGACCGATCGGCCGGCAAGACCTTGCTGGCCATCGAGGCGTGCGCCAACTTCGCGCGCGCCAGCAACCCCGCCAACTCGCGCTATGCCGAGATCGAAAGCGCCTTCGACGACGACTATGCCGCGGATCTCGGCATGCCGCCCGGCGTGAAGCGCAGCCAATCCGGCGAGATCGAAACCGTCGAGCAGTTTCACAACGACCTGGTTACGCACCTGCAAGCGATGACCGGCCCCGGCATCTACGTGGTCGATAGCCTCGACGCGCTGTCCGACGCGGCCGAGATGACGCGCGGCTTCGACGAAGGCACCTACGGCGCGAGCAAGGCCAAGCAGATGTCGCAGCTGTTTCGCCGGCAAATTGCCGAAATCGATCGGCGCGGCTGCACCTTGTTCGTAGTCAGCCAAGTGCGCGACAAGATCGGCGTGGTATTTGGCGAGACCAAGACCCGCAGCGGCGGGCGCGCGCTCGACTTCTACGCTTCGCAGATCCTGTGGCTGAGCGAAATCGGCAAGATTAAGCGGCAGACCGTCGGGGTCGAGCGCGTAGTCGGCGTGCGCGTCCTGGCGCGCACCAAGAAGAACAAGGTTGGCACGCCGTTTCGCGAGGCCGAGTTGGCGATCTTGTTTGGCTACGGCATCGACGACGAGTTCAGCATGCTCGATTGGCTGAAGAAGAACAAGGCCGAAGAGTTGTTGCCTTTGCCAGCAGCCAGCCTGCGCGGCCAGCTGAGCAAGGCGCGCGAGGCGCGCGACCGCGACAAGGTCGCCGAGATCGCGCAGACCCTGCAGGCCGCCGTGCAGACCCGCTGGCGCGAGATCGAGGCGGCGCTCGAACCGCCGATGCGCAAATACGAATGAGCGACCAGCAAGATTGGACGGCCGAGCGCGACGCCACATTGCGCCGCATGCGCGGCCAGGGGCTGCCGTGGGTGCGCATCGCGCTGGTGCTCGGCGTGAGCGAGATCACGGTGCGCAAGCGCGCCACCCAGCTCGGGCTGAACACAGGCAAGTTGACACGCTATGCGTCCCGGTGGCGGAAAAGACAAGGGCAGCGCGTTTGAGCGCAAAGTCGGGGCGTTGCTGTCGCTCTGGCTGAGCGGCGGCGCGCGCGCCGATCTGTTTGCCCGCAACGTGCTGTCGGGTGGCAAGTTCACTATTGCGGCGCGCAAGGGCCAAGAGACCAGCATCCCCGGCGACTTGATGGCGGCGCACCCGCAAGCCTTCGCCTTCCTGGCGCTGTGCTCGGTCGAGTGCAAGCATCGGCGCGACCTCGAGCTGTCCCGGCTGCTGTTCGACGGTGCGCAAGCGTATCTGGCGCGCGTGCTCGAGGTTGCGCGCCAGCAAGCGGCGCGCGTCGGCTGCTTCGCACTGGTCATTGCCAAACAGAACCACGTCCCGGCGCTGGTGCTGACCGAGAAGTGCGTCGGCGACGCGCTGCGCGCCGCCTATTACCCGGCCGGTCGCATGCGTTACCATCTGCTGCGCAGCGAAACTGCGTTTTTGTGCAGCTTGCAGAGCTTGTTGGCAACCGATGCCGAGGCGCTCCTGGTATATCTAAAGCAAGCGCGTTCGGCGGAGACGGCATGATCCTGTGGTTATTGCGACGGCTGCCGCCGGAAACGGCGCACCACTTAGCGATTTTCGCCCTGCGCACCGGGCTCTGGCGGGTCCAACTTGTCATCGATGCGCTGATCACCCTAGCTTGGTCGACGCCTCTGGTGCTCGCGCTGCGGCTCTTTCGCAAGCTAGCGACGGCATCCGGCGAACCGCAATGATCCTGCATCCAGACAGCCTAGTCATACTAACTGCCGACTGGCACCTCGACGATCAGCCGAGCAACGAATATCGCTGGCAAGTATTCCACGAGCTGGGTCGGCTCTTGCAAGGCTCCGACCTCAATACGGTCTTCATCTTGGGCGACCTGACCGACCGCAAAGACCGGCACAGCGCCGCTTTGGTCAATCGCCTCATCGAAGCGCTGCAGCAGCTGCCGGCGACCATAACTATTATCATGGGAAATCATGATAAGCCGGTGCACGGCACGCCGTATTGGCAATTCCTGAACGTGTTGCCGCATGTCGCCTTCGTCGATGAGCCGACCGTGACCCCAACCGGCTTGGCGCTGTTGCCGTATGCCGCCGAGCCGGTGCGCGAGTGGCGCAACGTGAACTTGAAGCAAGCCAAAGCGATCTTCATGCACCAGACGGTCGCCGGGGCGGTCGGCGACAACGGCTTCGTGATCGAAGACGACAAGCTGCCGATCCTGCCGCGCGGCGTGCCGGTCTACTCGGGCGACATTCACACGCCGCAAAAAGTCGGCACCGTCACCTATGTCGGCGCCCCGCACCCAGTCAAGTTTGGCGACAGATACCAATGCCGCATGCTGCGGCTCGATGCCAAGTTTAAGATCGCCGAAGAAATCACCCTGCTCCCGCCGAAGAAAATGATTTCCCAAGTCCGCTCGCTCGACGAGCTGCGCAATCTCGCGGTCGACCCCGGAGACCAGCTACGGGTGCGCTTCGCGCTGCCGGCTGGCGAAATGGCGAACTGGCCGCAGACCGAAGCGGCTATCGCGGCGTGGGCCGAGCAGCAGCAAGTGACGGTCGCTTCGGTCGAAGCGATCCTGGAGACCGGCGACCGCAAGAGCGTGCTCGGCGACCTGCTGGCCGACCCGCAGGAAGTGCTGAAGGCCTTCGCCGAAGCCGAAGGGCTCGACGACAAGCTGCTCGACTACGGATTGGCATTGCTGCGCGAAGCGGCTGCATGACACCAGGAGACAAATGCAATGGCAAACGAACCGATAACTTTGGAACTGAATGGCAAGCCGGTCGCGCAACTGCTGCATGGCGGCTGGGGCATTCGCTGGGACGAGATCCGGCAGCAAATGTGCTGCCTGAATGACCCGCGCGACTGCTGGATTGCGCAAGTCATCTGGGAAGCCTGGCGCCAAGGTGCGGCAGCCCAGCGCGACGTCTTGCACGATCTGCATGTGGTCAAGGAACAGGCGGCCGACGACGCAACGGCCGGCAAAGCCGCGCCAGAGCTGCCGGTGCATCGTGCCTTGCAGGCCCCGGCGCAGCAGGAGACGGGACTGCTGACCCAGCGGTGAAGAAATACCAAGACGCTACGCCGGCGCAACGCGCAGAGCTAAGGCGTCTGGCGATTGAGGCTATCTTGCGCGCGCGCACAATTGCCGAGCGCAAGCAGGTCAAAGACGCGTTGCGCGCAACCTTGGGCGTGCGGCGGGAGACGCTCGACGGCTGGGTGCGCGCCTATCGCGACGCGCACAGCGAGACCTACGACTGCGGCACGCCGGAGGAGACCAAGATCAAGGCCGCGCGCCTGATCCTGAAGCTGCGCCGGCGCGGCGCCCGCGGGGCGCAAGCCGCGGTCGCTCGGCATCTTGGGGTCAACAGCAACACGGTCGCCGACTGGGTGCGCCGGTATCGGGAGCAACAAAAGCTAAACCAAGGCAGCCCATGAGAATTTTCAAGTTTGACTTGATGGCAACATGAGGCGCATCACTTTAAGCAAGCTCGAACTCTGCGGCTTCAAGTCGTTTACCACGCCGACCGTCGTCGCGTTCACGCCGGGGGCTGGGCTGAAATTCCTCTCTGGCGACAACCAGGTCGAGCCACGCCTCGGGGCCAACGGTGCCGGCAAGGCGCTGGCAAATTCGTTGGAAATCGACACGCCTATAGGCAAGCGCCGCTGGGGATGCTTGCGGGTCGGCGACTATGTCTTTGGGCGGGATGGCCGAGCGACCCGTATTACGGGCAAGTATCCGCAGGGCAAGAAGCAACTTTATCGCGTCACGTTCGATGACGGCTGCTCGACGCTTGCCTGCGAGGACCACTTATGGCAAGTTGAGCGTTGGGCACGAAGCGGACGCGACAAAGAAGCTGGCGTTTTCACGACCAAGCAATTGGTCGAGAAGGGCGTCACGTTTCAATCGGGAAATGCTACCATTCGCTGGCAAATACCGAGGCACGCGCCTGTAGATTTTTGGTTTACAGAGTTACCGATTGATCCGTATGTCCTAGGCCTTTGGTTAGGCGACGGAAGCAAAACAGCCTCGGCAATCACCGTCGATGCCCGCGACACCGATGTCATCGATTATTTGCTGAAGGTTTCTTATGATTATATACCGAACGGCGCGCGCACGCCTTGTGACTTTGCCGATCGTGAGCGCATAAGAGCCAATCCGACGTGTGGCAATTCTAAAACTGTCATGGTGTTTGGCTTGCTGCCTAAGCTGAAAGTCTTAGGCCTGGGCAGCACAAAAGGCGACGCTGTCTGGGTTCCAGAAGCATTCCTTTATACGTCTGCTAAAAACCGGCTGCAACTCCTTAGGGGCTTGTTGGACAGCGATGGCTATTGCGACCAAAAAGGCAGCTGCGAGTTTTGTTCGACAAGTGAACGGCTTGCGCAGGACGTAGCTTGGCTCGTTCGGTCGCTAGGCGGCAAAGCCCACATACGTAGAGCGCGCCACACTCGATACAAAGACGCTGCCGGCAATTCTTTGCTAGGCAGGCTGAGCTACACTGTAAGCATCGCATTGAAAACGTGCCCGTTCTTTGCGCAGCGCAAAGCGGTGAGGTATCGCACTGACCAGCAAGCGCGCTATTTCACCCGGTTCATTACGGCGATAGAGCCGGACTGCGTCGCCGACGCTTCTTGCATTACCGTCGAAGCCGAAGACGGCTTATTCTTAGCCAACGATTTCATCGTCACGCACAATTCGTCGCTGTGGGACGCGCTGACCTGGTGCTTGTTCGGCGCGACGGCGCGCGGGCACCGGGTCAACGACGTGCTCAGTTGGGGCGCCAAGTTTGTGCGCGTGGCCGCGTATTTCCAGATCGATGGCCAAGAAACCTGCGTCATGCGCAGCGGCCCGCCGACCCGCATGCTGGTCGACGACATGCCGGTCGAGCAGCGCGAGATCGACCAGCTGTTCGGGCTGTCGCGCTTGCGCTTCCTGCACTCGGTGTTGTTCGGGCAAGCCGTGCCGCTGTTCCTCGACCTGCCAATCTCTGAGCGCGGCGTGCTGCTCGACGAAGTGCTCGACCTCGGGCATTGGCTCGACCTGTCCGACCGAGCCAGCAAGCGGCATAAGGCGCTGCAGGAGCAGATTGGCGAAATCGACAAGCAGCTGGCGTATCATCGCGGCGTGCTCGCCGGGCTGGAAGACGAAGCCAAATTACAGCAACTGCACGACGCCTGGGAAACTAGTTACCAAGCAGATATCGACGAGGCGATTGGACTGGTCGAGCAGGGCGAGATCGAACATGCCAAGCGCACCAAGGCGCTGACGCGCATGAAGCGCCAGCGCGATGCGTTAGCCACAGTCACCAACATAACCAAAAAGATCGCCGAGGAGCGCGAGGCTGCCGCGAAGCTGCAAATATCGTTGGCGCGCACGCGCGATGCACGCACCGATGCCCAGACGCAGCTGGCCTTTTACTCCAGCCATGATGCCTGCCCGACCTGCCAACAGACCCTGACGCCTGCTTTCATTGCTAAACAGAGCAAGCGGCTGCAGAAGGAGCTGGCGCAGCTCGAGGTCGAGGTCGAGCAGCTGGAAAGCCAAGTCAAGTATTACGCCGATAGCGTGCGTCAGCTGGAAGCCGATCGCGACCGGCAGCAGCAAGAGCGGCAGGTGCTGGACCGGCAGATCGTCGCCGAAGAAACCGCGCTGCGCCAGATCCAAGCCAGCATCAATCAGCTGGCGCAGCGCGTGGAAGACATGGCAGCCAACCGCCAGAACCCGTATGCGGCTCGGCTGGCGGAGCTGCAGTCGACCAAGTCAAGGATAGACAAGGCTCTCGCTGACTATACCGGGCAGCGCGACCAGCTGCAGGGCGAATGCCTGCTCGTCGATTTCTGGCGGAATGGCTTCAAGCGGGTGCGCCTGTTCTTGGTCGCGCAGGTGCTGACCAGCCTCGAGGCCGAGGTCGCGTCGGCGGCCAGCGCCCTCGGCTTGCCCGGCTGGCGCATCGTGTTTACCACCGAGAAAGAAACCAAGGCCGGCACGACCCGCCCCGGGATAAGAGTGCATGTCACGTCGCCGCACGCGCAGGGCCCGTGGGAGGTCTGGTCGGGCGGCGAGCTGCAGCGCATTCGCTTAAGCGTCGCCATCGGCCTGTCGTCGCTCATACAGCGCATGTCCGGTATATATTATACATGGGAAGTGTGGGACGAGCCGAGCGCTTGGCTAAGCGCCGAGGGCATCGAAGATTTATTGACTGCGCTGCAGTATCGCGCCGAAGTCAGCGACAAGGCCGTCTGGCTGCTGGATCACCGGGCGCTGACCTTCGGCGGCTTCAGCGAGATTTGGCAAGTGCAGAAGACGCCGGAGGGCTCGCGCATAGCGCTGCTCGCGCGCGACGAATAATCCGCGTTCCTTGCGCCTCTAGGACCGGCGCGGGCCGCGCATGCACCCCTAAGCGGCCCGGCGCGCGCCCCCGCTGCAGGGTCAAAAAATCCGGCACAACAGGAGCGATTTCGTGACCCTGCATTATCACGGCGGCGTCGGCATCGTCGGCTATCGCTACATGCCGGATCAGATGCTGTCGGCCGAGTATCGCAAGCAAGAGACCCGGGCCATCGAGCGCTTGCGCGGGCGCTGCTTCTGCGTAAGCCACGCGCACGCCAGCCCGGTCGAGCTGGCGCACAAATACGGGCAGTCGGTCATGCTCGACAACGGCGCCTTCTCCAAGTGGAAAAGCAATCGGGCGACCGACTGGAGCGGGTTCTACGCTTGGTGCGACAAGTGGATCAGCTGCCCGACCACCTGGGCCGTGGTGCCAGACGTGATCGACGGCAGTGAAGCCGAGCAAGATGCGCTGCTGCGGCAATGGCCATTCGAGCGCAATCGCGCCGCGCCGGTTTGGCATATGAACGAAAGCCTCGGCCGGCTGGTGCACTTGATAAGCCAAGATTGGTTCTGCGTCTGCATCGGCTCGACCTCGCGCTACAAGGACGTGATGTCTGACCTGTGGCAGCGACGCATGGACGAGATTTGGGACGGCATCGCCATGTCTTACAAGCGCACCCCGCGGGTGCACATGCTGCGCGGCATGGCGGTGCTTGACCAGCGCTGGCCATTCTTTTCGGTCGACTCGACAGCATTGGCGAAACAGCATTTCCGCGACAAGATCCAGCTCGACGTCGCGGCCTTAGCCGATCGGCTCGACGGCAAGCAATGCCCGATGACCTGGACGGTCGAGCCGCAGCGCCAACGCTTATTGGTTATCGAGGAGCGCGAGATCGCATGATCACTGTCACTCGTTACCACGACATTTCCTGCGGGCATCGGGTCTGCGAACACGAGTCGCGTTGTCGCCAACTGCACGGCCACAATTACCGCATTCATTTCACCTGCAGCGGCGGCAATGGCGGCCTCGACAGCATCGGCCGGGTGATCGATTTCTCGGAGATCAAAAACCGCCTGTGCACCTGGCTGGAGGCCGAGTGGGATCACCGGATGCTGCTCTGGCACAACGACCCTTGGCTGTCGGCGGTGCTCAGCATCGACCCGACGGTCGTCCCGGTGCCGTTCAATCCAACCGCCGAGAACATGGCGCTTTACTTGCTGCGCACCGTCGGGCCGAGCGTGCTCGAAGGCACCGGCATTTCCTTGGTCAATGTGCGCATCGAAGAGACCCGCAAGTGCAGCGCCGAAGTGGCGCGATAGGAGGAAACATGCACGGAACCAATGCAATAGCGAAGCCGCGAAGCGTAGAAGACGGCTATTTGGTAAAGGAAATAATGTTCACGATCCAAGGCGAAGGCCCGTGGGCCGGACGGCCAGCGATCTTCGTGCGCTTTGCTGGCTGCAACCTTCGTTGCGTTTGGTGCGACACCGATTTCGATGCCGGAACGCTGTATTCGCTCGCCGAGCTGTGCCATGAGATCGTCGAAAAGCGCACGCTCTACAAGTGCCGCTTTATCGTGCTGACCGGCGGCGAGCCGCTGCTGCAAGACGTGACGGCGCTGATCAAAGCGCTGCCGGGCGATCTTAGCTTCCAGATCGAGACGGCTGGCACGGTCTGGTGCGACGGCCTCGAGGAGGTGCTGTGCCGGGCCAGCATCATCTGCTCGCCGAAGACCCCGGAGGTGCACCAGAACATCAAGTTCTGGGCGAACAATTGGAAGTATGTCATCCGCGACGGTGAAGTGTCTGACGTCGACGGGCTGCCGATTGCCTCGACGCAGCGCCCCGGGCAACCAGCAAGGCTGTTCCGGCCGCCGAACGCGACCAAGCTGAACATTTTCGTGCAGCCGTGCGACGAGGGCGATCCCGAGCGCAATTCGCACAACACGCAAGCCGCGGTGAATGTCGCGCTGCAGTTTGGTTATAGGCTCTCGGTGCAGACCCACAAGATCGTAGGCTTGCCATGAGCGCCGCGCTGATTGCCAATAGGTATTGGTATCATGTCCAAGAATGGCCCGATGCCAAGCTGGTGCATTACACCTTCTATGACGGCGACTGCGTGGTCGCTGTCGGCGATTGCCAGCGCGAAGACGTGCTGCCGCGGTTCCAAAAGTTTGTGAAAGACCAGATCGCGGCGGCTGCCTAGATGCTGCTGACCGGGTCGCTGGAAGAGAACGTGCTGACCGCGCTTTGCTGGCACGAGGCGCATGCCCCGGCTTTGGCGCTGCGCCTGCGCCCGGAACTGTTCTCGACCCGCGCCTATCGCAAGATCGCCGAGACGGCGTTCGACCATATCGCGCGCTACGGCACCCCGCCGCGCGCGCATCTGCCGGACTTGCTAGAAGACGCGCTGCGCCGCGGCGACGAAGGCAAGTTGCTTTGGCAAACAATCGAGGCAATGCAACGCCTCGAGCCGGAGCTGCAGCCCGACTACGTGCTCGGCGAACTCGACCGGTTCATTGCCATCCGGGAGATGAGCCTCGCCGTCGAGCGCGCCGCCGATGCGCTGCACGCCGGCGACCTCGAGGAGGCGCAGCAAGCGCTCTACAGCAGCGCGCCGCAGCCGAACATGTCGTCTGGCATCTGGCTGGCCGACCCGAAGCAATCCTTGCGCTTCCTCGACCAGAAGGAGGAGGACTATTTCCCCTCCGGCGTCGAAGTGCTCGACGACGCCGGGGTGCGCCCGGCGCGCAAGACGTTGTTTCTGGTCATGGCCCCGACCAAGAAGGGCAAGTCTTGGTGGCTGGTCGAGATCGCCAAGCAAGCGCTGCTGCATCGCAAGTCGGTGCTCTATGTTACGTTGGAAATGAGCGAACAGCAGCTGGCGCAGCGCCTGGTGCAAGCCCTGTTCGCGATGACCCGCGACAAAGCCAAGACCTTGCGCGTGCCGCTGTTCCGGCGCAGCGAGACCGGGGCGATGAATATCAGTTTCGAGGAGCTGTCGCCGGAGGTGCTCGACGCGTCGAGCAAGAAGGTAGTCGCCAAGAAGCTGCGCGCCTTGCAGAAGCGCCCGCCGCTGCTGATCAAGGAGTTTCCAACTGGCACCTTGACCACGGCGCAGCTGAGCGCCTACCTCGATGCGATCAAGCGCCAGCATAATTTCACGCCAGACGTGCTGATCGTCGACTACGGCGACCTGATGCAAATCTCGCGCGAGCATTTGCGGGTCGACACCGGGCGCGCCTTCGTCGAGCTGCGCGGCATTGCCATGCAGCGCAACATGGCGCTGGTCACCGCGACGCAGGGCAATCGGCAATCGGCCAATGCGCGCGTGGTGAACCACACGCATGTCGCCGAAGACTGGAGCAAGATCGCCACCGCCGATACGGTCTGCACCTACAGCCAGACTGCCGAAGAAAAGAAGATCGGGCTGGCGCGCATCTTGGTCTCGGCCGCGCGCGACGCCCGCGACCAATATCTGACCCTGATTTCGCAAAGCTATGATACTGGGCAATTCTGTTTGGATAGCATTTACATGCGCGCCTACGTGCAGACAGAAGTGGATCGCCTGACCGGCGTCG